CTTATGTATATCTGTACTCGTATTATAAATATAGATTATTTTTGTGAAACACGACTTTTAACCCTCTTCTAATTCAGTAAAAGTGACGATTTTTTTAACTGAAAATCGTTCTTGGGAGGTCTGCATAATTTGACCTGTTTTATTTACCATTCTTTCTGGTAATAGGTATGCTGACACATTTAATGTAAATGTAGTTCTGACCAGTCTATCTTGTACATTTGGTAGAGTTGTATCAGTTTTGTACTCATCAATTCGTGTTCTAAACTTGTACTGCCCTCTATCACCCCAATACTCATCGTCCTCAAATGACACTTGTTCAATAACTTTATTCATTTGTTCCATATATTCTGTCCATATTATACATTCATACGTAAGGTCAAAATAATCAGGAGTTACTGTCGTGATATATTTTTTAACTGGTTTAATACCATTTACTGCGGCAAATCTATCATATGGGTTATATTTGTTCCATCCCGTTTCAAATTCCCGTTCTAAATACTTGTTAACTGGTGAGTTTTGTTTTAAGTTCTTCTTTAGACCAGTTCTACGTATCATAATGATTGGTAGTTGTATCTTATTAAATTTATCACGTATAACACCATCTTTTTGAACACTTTTCCAGCGTTCAGGATTACCATAAATTATAGGTACCTTTACCGATTTACCATCTTGTGATAAAATAGGTTGTATTCTTGCAGATAAATACTTAATAAGTGTTTCATCAATTGTTAATAATGTAACCGTGATTGGTGTATCCGATGCATCGGTTTTTGTGTCATACGCACGATTTTGGTATTCTGTAGTTTTTGTATTATCAACTACTTGTTTTACTTTATCTGTTACTTTTCTGTTACTATAGTCGGCCATTATGTATTAGCCTCCTCAATTTGAATACCACTACGACGAGTTAGATGTGCTAAGCAAAGTAGTGATGTGGAATATTCTGGTTGACCTGCGATAAGTTGTGAATCTTGCGTCATGTCTATTTCATAGAATAGTCCGTTATACTCTACAATATCACCTGGTTCTGGATAGGTTTCTACTTCTGCCAACAATCTTCTCGCAAATCTAAATTCAACATTCTGTGTTACGTCTACACCGAACCCATCCCTTGTATCAGTTTGAACTTTTGGATATTTAACTAATGCTTTAAGTTCTACACCAGTATAACGTGCTTTTTCTGTTGATTCTCCATAGATGTTAATCGCAGTGGTTTCTAATGCAATCTTGTATAAGATTACATCTACGTCCACCACATCGACCAATAATTCACGGTTAATGTGTTGAAAAAAATTAAAATCTCTTTGAGATACGAAACGTGGCATATTATCCGATATAAATTAAAGTTGGGACTTTACCAAATAATTCTTGCATCATTTTAGCATTTTCTGCTTGCTTCTTCATTTGTGCTTGTAATCCGGTTTGTTCCAATGTTTCACGTATTTCTTTAATAAGAAGTTCACGTTCTTCTTTACCCTCACGACGAAGAAGGTCACCGTCCATTTTAATTATTTGGTCTGGAATAGGTACATTGTCATATTTACCACGAACATTACCAAGCGTTTCTTTTGCTAATGCAAGTGTGTATCGGTATATCCAATTTTTACCTATGGAGTTTATACTATAATATGGAATATGATTATATGGAACGTTTGAATAATCCGATACTAGTGATGTAGATGTATTATAGGTTTTACCTGCACCTTCTTTATCACCAACCACTACGTAATCGAACCAAACTGTTGCACTTTGTTTAAATATCGGACTGAATCTTACGATGTTGTTTGATACTTCAAATGAATATTGACTTTTACGAATTAAATCGTTTATTTCGATTGCTTGGATACGAAGTAAATCTTCGTATGCTGGCATCATTACGAAAGTAACTGGTGGTGAATATCCGTCAAATCCAAATTCACCCATTAAATTTGTAAGACCAAGACCCGTGGTTGCAAATGGGTCATAATAACGTGCGACTGCTGATGGCATATAGTGATATATACGACGAATTTCTATTGCTGACCCACTTTCGTATGTATCGGCCCACAATGTTTTTAAGTCATATGATTGTGTAAGTGCAGATGCGGAAATATATCCTTTTTTTACTTGCACATTACCACCAGATTGTGCTTCTACACCATATTGTGTTGACAAACGAATGATTTGCGGTAAAGATGACCCAATAATATTTCTTTGTGTTAAAACACTACCAGTTGACAATCCTTGTAATGACAACATATGTTCACGTGCTTGAAACTGATTAACTTGTGAACCATATGTGGTGACTGCTTCTTCGAAGCATGTGTAGATCATTTTGTCAATTAATTCAACATCCAATACAGGATATCCTAAACGATTAGCTACATAATCAGCTACTCGTGGGGCATCTGTTCTAAATGCTGGTTCATCATCAAATAACGCAAATGGAGTGAGGCCGTCTGGGTCTTGTGGGTTACCATCGTAAACTATTGGATCATCACTTAGTATTGCCATAGTAATCTCATAAATGGAAAAACTCTATAGTATAAATAGTAGTTTAGTTTATATAAAAAGAAAAAGGGGTGACCTTTCGGCCACCCCAATTTCTATTGTGTTACCCTTTTACATCAAGAGATTAGACAGTTGCTAATCCATCGATGAAGATCTTACCGAAGAATTCTGGACGTACGATCTTCTTCGCGTAGCGGGTCATTACGCCTCTACGTGGTGTGAAGTTGTTTGGATCGTATACCAATGGAGTCATGATAAGTGGGATATATGGTGCGTAGACTGCACCAGTTTCGAGGAAGTTACTTCCACGGAAGCCCATTAACAATGTGTTTTCGGTCATATATGGGTTCTTGTAGATTGTGTAACGGTTTTGGAATGAACCAACCTTTGTTACGCCACCTGCAAATTCCATCTTATCACCGTCTGTTGCTGCCATAAATCCTGGGATTGTTTCCAAGATTGTTGCAACGGTTGGTGAACATACTGCAAAGTTTGCACCACCACGCATTGTGAGTTGGTGAATCTTGTTTGATACCTTTTGCATCTTTTGACCAAGTGTTTGGAACCAAGTCATTGATGTCCAAGCTTGACCACTGAGCGACTGAGTGGTATGCGTTCAAGTCTTGTGCAAGTTCTGGTGACCAGACTGCCTTCAACTTACGGGTCTTTGCTACGATTGTTTCTGAACGAAGTTCCAAATCAATTTGTGGAATGTTCAAGTTTGTTACTGAGTTATCACGATCTTCAAAGTCACCACGGGTGGTGTCTGTTGGTTGCTTGTTGTATTCAACTGCTGACATTGATACCATTGAACCAAGAGCTGATGTTCCACTTACGATAAGTGTAACGTTTGTTCCGTCATACTTGGTGAATTCTGGAAGAAGTGCACCACCTGCAACGTTTGTTGTTACGCGGAATGAACGAACTGCGTTGAAGTCAGCGTTTGAGAAACTTACTGCTGGAACAACGAACTTGAAGAATGATGCAAATGATGATGAGTATGTATCGTTGTAGTTTACATCACCATAACCAACTGCTGAACCTGAACCAATTGCTGGTGCAAGTGTTAATGTTGCATCATTTACTGAGTATGCGTATTCACCAGCACCGTAGAAACCACCACGTGGAAGAACACCTGAACCACTGGTTGTACCATAGAGTGAACCACCTGCGGTCTTACCGTTTACTGTGTTTGCATACTTGAAATCCATGAAGAATACCAAACCTGCTGGTAAGTTCATTGGTTGTACTGATACGAAGTTCTTACTTGCGATTGAACCGAATACCTTACGTACTAATGGAAGTGCGACACCTGCCCAGTTTTCACCAGCTGAACCTGCACCTGCTGGGTTGGTGGTTGTTGCTTCTGAAAGAAGTTGTGTTGCTTGGTTTTCAAGCATTACTGCCATACCTTGCTTTTCGTGACCAGTTAAGCCTTCAAGAAGGCCTGACTTTTCCCACTTACCTGCCAATTGGCGGGTTTGTTCAACTACTACGCGGTGTGCTGAACCGGCTTCGTTGATAAATTCTGATACACCTGACATATGATTTATCTCCTAAATTGTTATAGAATGCCTGCGAGTTGTTGTAGACGCTTTGCGACTGTATTTTCTTCTAAAATTTCCTTCTTTGGTGCTGTACTTGGGGTTGGCTTTGATGCCAAACCTTCGGTAACAACCTTACTTGATACGGTGCGTCCCTTTGCATTCTTAGCAGTTACAGTCATTGCTTCTGCTAATGTTGCATATACCATCTTGACTTCACGTACATTGATTGCTCTGTCGAATGATTCGAGGATTGCAACCTTTTGTTCGTTGGTCAAACCTTCCTTACGGAAGATCTTGTTGGTATAAAGGAGTTTTGCGTTTAGAAGATTTACTTCTTCTTCGCCTTCACCTTCACCTGCGCCATAACCCATTTCCATCTTTGGTTCTGCTGGGTTCATTGCGAACTTATGTGGGTCTGATGCATCTTCTGCACCTTCTGCCTTACCCATAGGATTTACTGCTGGAGCGGATGGCTTGTCATCACCCTTCTTTTGCATTGCATCTGAATGTTTCTTAGCTGCTTCTGGTGGGGTGCCTGCATCTGCGGTTGGGTCTACAACCTTAGCTGCTTCGTCTGCCTTTTCCTCTTCCTCTTCCTTTTCTTCATCATCATGCATTTCTTCATTATAACCTTCCTTCATTTCTTCCTTCTCTTCTTCACCTTCATGCTTAGCTTCGTCGAGTTCTTCTTCTTCAGCTTCTGAAAGTGCGTTTACATCTCCTTCTAATTCCTTGATTACTTCGTCAAGGTCAAAATCTGATTCTGACCAATCATCATACCAATCGGTTGATGAGTCGGTTTCACCTTCACCGCCTTGATCAATATCCGATGAGTAGTTTGCTGCATCGGATGGTTCCTTGTTGTCACCAGTTCCGATTGCGGAAGTATCTTCTGGACCACCACCTGTTACGTGTGTTGCGTCTTGGAATGGTTCTTCCTTTGCCTTTTCCGCACCTTCTGCTGTTTCCATTGCTTCGGCACGTAAGCGCTTTGCAAGCATGGACTTGATTTGGGGTGTGAAGGTTTCTTCTAATGCAATCTTTGCATTTGCGATAGCCATATCACGGACTGCATCTGCATCTGCAATTGCTTGCTTTAGAAGTTCGTTTGTAATTTCTGCCATATAATGCCTCTCGTTTGTTTCAATAGTTATTTTAACTATTATACGGTTATTAATACAAAAGCATAGACACCCCAAAAGAGGTGTAATCTATATAATATATATTAGTGCTTTGACAAAAAACACTATTTTTTACCATTCTGAATTCTTTTTCTTCTCTACCTTCTTTTCTTCACGAATACGGCGACGAAGTGCTTCTTGTTGCTTTAAGATTTTTTTCTTTGACCTCTTGACATAAAACTCACGGCGCTTCACTTCGTTTACTATTTCTGCCTTTTTAACCATTTTAGAGAATTGTCGAAGTGCTCTATCTAAATCACCAAGACTGTCCCCTCTTACTTCTACATACATACAACCTCCTTATTAGCCACCTAATGTATTTGAGAATGATTGACCATCTTCTTCGTCCATCTTTTGTACTAACATCTTATCCTTATCGGTATCTGAGAACCAGTAGTCAATAATCTTACCGTATGAACCAATAAATGCACCAAGCATAAGAAGTAAAAGTTCTTTCCATTCACCGTCAATTGGTGTTTGCATATACACTGCACCAGTGATGCCTGCAACGATTAACATAAATGTGACAAGAACGATGCCCGTGATATTCCAACGACGAGCCATCATCTTGAACAACATTTCTTGGAACTTACTTTCTTGTGATACTGGGGTTTCTTCTGTTGCCATAACTATCTCCATT